AGATGATGGTTGTATTCTTTCCCCAATTCAACTTGGTCAAAGCTATAGTCATGCCGATTAGCAAACAGTGTAGTCAGACACGAGAAGCAATTATCCAAAGCATCACGCTTACAATAAACAAACTTGGCGTTAGGAAACATTGCATAAATCAATGGAATGAACTTGAAGTTTGCAGGCATCTTATCCACTGCATACTTTGTATCGAATGAACGAACATGCTCTTTAAGATATTGCTCTGCCAGTTCGTCGGGGTTTGCAGGAACATCGTCACTACCCTGCTGCCACAACTCACCAAAAATGTTGCCCGACTTGGGTACAGCCATCAATTCACCCAACGCTGTAATATCCGAATGCTTGCCCAAGATTTGCTCAGTTAATGTTGTGCCACTTCTCGGCATACCAAACACAAATATCATTGGACTATCAGAAGCTTTAGGCAACTCATCAAAGAAGTCTGCTGTAAATGTTTTCTCATAGCGTTCTTCGATGGCACGATAGTCTGGATAGTTAGTGCGTAAAGGCTTCACAATCGCGTTAGACGCATCGTAAGCTTTCCAAGCACCGTCAACATCACCACGCTTATCAAGCAAGCGTCCTAAGCCATTGGTTAGCATAGGTAGCTTATCCTTTGGTGTAGACAGTCGAGCAATAATAGCTTTCACTGTATCGGCGTTGCATGTGTCATTCTTTGCATGGTCGAATAACGGCAAGGCATGGCAATATGCAATCCAACTATCGGGGCGTTCTTTGAGAATAGTCTCAAGCAGCTTGCATGATGTTTCAATCTCTGAGCACTCAACCAATAACTCTGCCACTGCAAGCTTGAGTTCTAAGTTATCACCTGTACCAATCTCTTTAAGCACAATCGAAGCATCAACTGAACGATGTTCTGAAATCAATATCTTTGCATAGGCAATAGCAACATTCGCATCTTTACAATTCATATTGTATGAGCGTGCTATTAACTCTCTGTCATCAAGTAATGTACCACATACGGCTACAACAGGTGGTTCATCGCCGTACAACTCAAGAAGCTTGTTCGCCCTAGCTGTAGTGTCATGCCCATTCGCATGAGCAATATGAGCAAGCCCAACCAAAGCATCTTTATTATCTGCATCATTCTCAAGCACGATATTAAAACCATGCTCTGCTGCAAACATATTACCTTCTTGCAAGTACATCTCAGCACTCGCAATGTGCTGCTTTAATTCGACACTATTCATACAGACACAGCCATTGTATCAACTGTCACCTTATCTGCTGTGGTGATAGCTGTACCGCCCAAGTTGTCGTTCAATTCCATATCAGCACCACTACCTACAATACCAACATCACCATCAAGGATATGACTAGAATTTGCTAGTACAGCGTTGTCATACATGCGAAACCATGTTGCACTACCATTCGCATCCCCTGTTAAATCGCTCACAGGCGTAGCAAGTGCTGCACTGCGTAATGCAGCCGCATTAAATGGCGTTGCACCCAATGGGATAGTAGCGAGTACAACCCCTGTCGCTGCTGTATCGCTGTCGATAGGACGAACACCATCTCTCACCTCAATCACTCCATTAGCGAAGTTTGTAAGTAATGTATCCAACACTGTGTTAGCTGCTGCTGTTGAAATTGAATAAGCCATTTATAGCCCCTTAACTGTCTTGATAACACGCTTAGCTGAACATAGGTCTTTGATGTTATCCACATAACGAGAACGGAAATCACCGTTATGCCCAAAGCGTAAATGGCAGCCCTTACCACATAGCATCATCATGTTACTGGGATTACCTGCTAAATCTGGGGACACACTCACTGGTATGATATGGTGAACCTGTAGTCTATTAGCCCTACCACACCATTCACATTCTGTATGTGTATTTCTAAACTTGTTCATTGATTTTCGCGTAGCCCAAGCCCTGCGAACTTTCTTCACAGTGAATGAGTTATTGCGGATTAACTGCCCAACAAAAGCAAACATAATAACCCCTTACTATATAAAATAAGGGGAGCCTAAGCCCCCCTAGTTTTGATACTTATGCGTTAGATGCTGTACGAGTCAAAGTATTAACATTAACGGTTTGTGCGTTAGCTACAGAAACATTATCCATAGTCATATCGCCGCCAGAACCAGTAACGGTAACAGTGCCTTGCTCATGGCAAACAGTACCCGCTGAATCATAAATGCGGTAAGCTAAAACGGCTGTACCTGCACCTGCGGCAGCCAGACCTGTAACTGTAAAAGGGCCACCTAAAATAGTCTTAGCACCAGAAGCTGCTGCGTTTGACCAATCGGCAGGAAGTGTACCGTTAGCAATCTCATTAGCTGTAGGTGCAGAAGCGCAATCTACTGGATTAACACCGTCATAAAGACGAAAGATAGGGGATGTACCAATAGTGGCTTCCCAAGCGTTTAACTGAGCATTTCTTACTGCTACTGAATATTGTAATGCCATTTTACTCTCCTAGTCACCTTAAAGGTAACGATTATTTACCGCCCACCATAGTAGCACCTACCTATATGAGCAATATATTCTACTGTTTATCTGATTTATAATAACAAGTACTGGTGCCTTCGGTCTCCTCAAGAGTGATATGTTTTACTGCCATACCATACGAGGAGAATACTAGGGCTAAGAATATATTATTCACCGTCTCAAGAATAACCACGCCTTCTTCGTTATGAATAATATCTTGATAATACACATGAGCTATCTGTAGAAATATAGATATAACCACTGAGAATAACCCAAACCCAACTATCCATATATGATTGTACAGATGGGAGCGTTCAATAATTCTATTAGGACTGCCTTGTAAGGAGACAACATGGTCGCTCACTTTCTTAGCGAATACAGACATACGCCATAACACAGACAGTAAAGCAAAAACTACTAATAAATCAGTGTATATCATAATAGTAGGAGTCATTTGTTGCCTCCCAGTGATGCTAAGGCTGCTGCTGCAAAACCAATAAACACAAGGGTGGCTAGACTCTTACCAATGGATGCAAAGAACCCGTCACCCATAGAATCCATACGGTGCATCCAAGTTTGGATAAACTTATGTTCTTCTCCGTGACTTTCGTGAAGCTCACCTTGAATAGTCTTTTTTATTAAGGCTACCTCGGCTTCTTCATGCTTTTTTATCATAGTCTTAACAGCATCTAAAGTCTCTCGTCTATGCCTATCGTTATCATCTCTAAGCATAGCTACTATTGCTTGCAGGTCTCCCTGCTCAATAGCCATCAGTCTTGCGCCATAACTACAACATCACCAGCCCCTACGCGAATAGCTCTAATGAAATTGTATCTAACAGAAAAGGGGACTATTGTAGCTGTAGCTGTAGCTGCTGCTACTAATTGAATCGTCACCCATGAAGAAGTTGGGGACAGTCTAGCCTGCACTTCTACCGTTGTAGCCGCAGGTGTTGGCTCTATTTGTACTGCCGAAGGAGACCCAGACACATGAGAAGTATTTACATCTACTCCAGAAATAGCATTAAGGGTGTCTAAAATCGTATAAACTGGGATAGATGGGGTGGTTTCCATACTTACTAAAGGCATAACAATCTCCTAATTGGGTTTTGGCAAAGCTATCCCCACCTATCACCAAACTCAAACCTATATATTGGTGGGATTTGGGAATACACCTTCTGCTAAGATAGCCTCATACGCTCTTTTAACAAAGTTCTTAGTCCCTGTTACCGTAGTAGTAAACGGCATGTCCACAGTAATCTTATCTATAGGGGAGCCTGTAGGGTCAATAGCATCATGGATTAGAAGTATCCCAGTGATACCACTGGTAGAAGTCCTAACCCTACTTACTCTAGCAATAGCCCCTACATGAACTACTCCAGCTTTATCTGTATAATCAAATTTAATAGCCATTCCTAACACCTCTCTGGGTAGAAGGTCTCGTAAAACCACCCACACCTAGATTTAATATCCTCACTAACATCCGAGCCTAAAACTTCGTCCCAATTCTCCGCAGGGGGTTGTACTGTATCTCTAACGGTATGCTCTCCATAGGGGGCATGTACATGGTCGTGTTCATTAGGGGCTGACGCTATACCCTCATAGTAATGACCATCAAACCATTCTAATCCTAAAAAAGCATAAACCCTGTGTAGCTCAGCCTCTGGGTTCAGTCCTAAATCCTCTGCCCTAATAACTAACATATTGTTCAACGCCCCAGACCTAGAAACCTCGAATAATCTCTCCACAGCAATACCTACTGGGGGTTTGGTGAGGTACTGGTCTACTCTACTTTGTATAGTAACCCCGTCAAAAGGGCTATCCCCTCCTTTGGTCTCCATCATAGGATTTTTTAATCTCCTAGACTCCATACTAGCTACCACCCCTCGTATATCTCGTATAGGTACAATGACCTTAGGAGACTCCATTAAAGCGCATAACAAGGGATAATGCTCTAACCATCCTCTACACTTATCAAAGCAATAGGGTTCGCATCTATCCTCATACCACCCATTAAGTATGCCTCTAAGAGAATTAACCATCTTCCTATCTGTTTCACCCTTATCCATAGCCCTAAAGTCTATGGATTTGGTTCTCACTTTTCTTGCCGCTAGCATTAACTCAACCATAGGGCTAGTGCCACTAGCATGAAATGCAGGGTTTTGGTTAAGTAATGCCGACAGCACCGTAGAACTAGAGCGTGGAAGCCCTCCTAGAAATGAAATCAAGTCATATCTCCTTATTCTTGAACTAATATTCCCTTAAAATACACCCTAGCGGTATATAGCAAGGTAGCGGAACCTGCCACTGTTACCGAAGCTCGTAAATATGTCACGGCATCCGTGGTAGGAGGTATAGCAATATCCTGTACTTTTCTAGGGGCGGTTAGTCCTGTAGTCAAAGCCGCTGCTGCTAGAGGGGTAAAGGTTATATTGTCCGTGGATGTAGATATTTCAACGGTAGCTTGAGTTGTTAGAACCCCTGTCATATCCGCCACCATAATAATAACACTAGATGGTACAAATACCGCACCTGTAGGGATAACAATAGTAGCTACTGGGGGTGTTAGAGCCACTAAGTCTAGCTTTTCAGTAGCTAGGACTACTTCTGCCCCAGAAAACTCCTTAACATGGCTAGTGGTGACTTTACTTTGCTGTACCATAATACCGCCACCTAACCTAGTAGTGTCTGGGATAGGATTAACTACACTAGACCCAATAGCCAAAGCTCCGCCAATAGATTTAAAGGTATTCCCTACATCCACATCATAAGCCCCTGCCAACGCACCTCCACCAATACTTATAGCATGAGAACCCGAGGTTGCTCCACCTAATATAGATATAGACCTATACCCTGTGGCAGTGGTAGAACGCCCTACAGCCACAGAAGAATTGCCCCCACTTACACTGTTACTGCCTATAGCTACAGCATTTCCACTGGTACAACTAGAACGGTACCCTAGAGCTGTTGAGTATGCCCCTTCTGCCCTAGCTCGGTTTCCCATAGAAATAGCATTAGAATAGGCATAGGAGTCACTTCCTATAGCTACTGGGGCGTAGTAGTACCCATAGGAATTATACCCTATAGCGATAGCCCCCTCTGGCGCAGACCCCGCAGCATTATACGCCAAAGACTGCGCCCCTATAGCTATGTCCCTCTCATATCCAGTATAGGCACTATACCCTATTGTGACGGTATTATTTCTATGGCTAGAAGCCTCAAACCCTAAAGCTACCGCACTTCTGGCTATACTTTTTAGAGGGTCAGTGTCTCCCAAAACTACGGCAGTACCAGAGGCATCACTCCTACTAGGGAAGGCGGAAAAACTGGTCTTAGTTCCGCGCTGCTCCATGATTACTCCTGCATTCCAAGCTAATGCTGTCGTCCCCTCTGTTCCTCTAGTGAATAACATTACCCCATTCTTATGGTAATCTACCTGCACAACTTCTCTATCCTTAGTTACAGGGTCTTCTAAAGTTATGGAGGATGTATGTACCTTAGGGTTTCTGATTACAATGTCTTTTATTAAGGTACCCCCATACACAATTACCGTATCCGCTGGAGAAATGCCTTTAACATGCACCGTAGCATTACCAGAGGTATCAGTACCTAGGGTAATAAAGTCCTCTCCCATCTCGGTGACGGCATGGGCAGTATTAGGTGTTCCTACTACATCTAGTATTAGCAGAATCTTATTCTGAGACCTATCCCCGTGGATACCTACTATATTATACCCCGAATACATCACAGTAGACGCAGTAGTATTCTCCCAAGTTAGCCCCCCATCAAAAGAGCGTAGTAATGTGGCTACTCCCCCTGCAAATAAAACACCTCTATCAAACCCAAGGCTTAATAGGTTTGCCGTAATTCCAACAGGAGCACTTACAGTAGTCCATGACACCAAATCCGCAGAGGTGGCTATTACTGCCCCTGCACCAACGCCAATCCAAAGGTTTATAGCCCCAGACCAAATAATGTCTGTGAACCCCCCTACAGGGGCATTAGATATGATACCTCCAACATAATCATAGGAGTAAGTATTGGCTTGCCATACCCCGCCAGATGCGTCCCAAATTACAGATTTACCATTACCTGTGTTAGACCCTACCAAGGTATTAGTAGTAAATACTGGCACAAATTTATAATCAAACGCAGCACCAAAAGTGCGCCCTAAAACTTTATTTCCAGTTAAGATTACCCCCTTACTAGGGCTATGAAGTCCTGTTATAGGGGTTTTATCTGATACCCAAGTAACCCCACTATCTGTAGATTTCAAAACCTCTGACGAATAACCTACTAGGTACTGGGCTGTGCCACCTTGATTACCCATGCTTCCCATAAAGGTACTGTCTACTACGGCTGGTAGGGTGGATGCAGTCCAAGTAACCCCACTATCTGTAGAGTAATAGGCTAACGGGGCTGTTAGATTAGCGTTCCCCCCAAAGGCTAATAGATTAGCCCCTACGGTAGTTAGACCATATAGATAAGGTATAGGGGGTAATCCCGATACACTCCATGTTACTAAATCTGTAGTAGTTACCCCTACGGCGGTATTGCCAGTGCTCCTTCCTAGGGCAGTGATACCTGTGCCTGTAGATTCTATGGAGGCAGTGTAAGTGGATTGAGTATCAAATGTAGTTCCTGTCACTACCTGCGTCCATACAGCCCCATTATCAGTACTAGACCATAAACCTAAACCATTAGTCACCATATATAAGGTAGTCCCTACCACCGTAATATCATAAATCGTAGCTGTGGTGGCGGTGGTTGCGGCTGTCCATGTAATCGTATCAGCAGAGAAATACACCTTAGAGGCATCAGTAGATAGGGCAATGTAAGGGGAAGCTAAAGCTGGGAAATGGTACAGACCTTTAGAAGCCACAGAAAAGGTATTGGTGCTAGCTATACGAGTCCAAGGGTCTAACCCTGTTGGGCTGGAGTATAGAGCAGACCCAATAGACCCTATGTAGTTAGTCCCGTCCCATGCAATGCTCGAAGGTGCTACAACTGGCGGAGTGCTAGGGGCATGATAATACCCACTACTCTCAGTGGACATAAAGGAAGGATTGATAACAATTTCATTGTTGCCATTAACAAACCCTAAGGTGCTATCACCATTAGCATTTATATACTGTATATACGGCGCATATAAAGTGTTGCTGCTGTTTAAGAAAGTTTTATAAAATGTACCTGCATCAGTAAGACTGAACAGTCCCGATGTGCCGTCCTCCCATAAATCTACTAAGTTGGCACCCCCTAAGGATAAAGGGGTTGGGGTAGCGACAGATTGGTCATATCCCCCAATTACTATCTCTGGGAACTGAGCAGCCTCTACTAAAGGTATTCTAGTAGCACGGGCTGTAGCAGGTAAATATGATGCCAAGGTTGTCGATGCGTTATTACTGTATAATCTAGCCATGATATAACTCCAAAAATGGTACTAACTTTGCACTTGAGTGCGGGTATTCAAACGGTGTATGTTATACTTCCAACCCCTGCTAATACTACCCCCGTAATATTACCGTTAGATATGGTTACAGTACTCCCCACGGATATAGAGGTAGTAGCAGGTACCGCGACCTCTTTAACTCCAGATGCAGTAACTACTGAGGCAGTGCCTTTAGCCACTAGGGATACTACCCCAGAATAGGTAGTCTCTTTGGCTACTAGGGATACTAGCTCTTGTAGGGGGTTAGACATTTAATCTATCCACGGTTAGGTGACTAACAAGAGTTCCACCATCCACCCTATGACTGATACTAAGCAACTTACCCTTCCAAGAATTTGCTTGGGATACATCATGCACCTCTACCAAGTCTCCCAAGGATAACCCAGTCCTGTATAGGGCAGTTATATTAACCTTCTGCTTATCGTGGGCAGTCGTCCCAAACTCTGACTCTGCCCTAGCTAAGGCGGCGGATGGGGTGGATAATAAGGGTTCAACTATGGGCGTTCCTATAGACCCGCCAGTTCCTCTTATAGCGTGCAGCATCATGTGGCTGTACCGTTAATAATTACTACTATAGAGAAGTTAGCCAAACCATTCATAGTTAGAGGGGATGCTATAGAATAAATGTCAAATGATGTGGTATAAGTTACCTGTAGTACCCCTGCTTTTTTTAGAGGGTCTAGTACCGCTACCCGCACCTCATTCTCATTACTTGTAGTAACTGCACCGACATTATTCCCTAACCACAAACTAGAGAAGCCAGACTTAATAGGCTTTGAGGTGGTTGCTACATTACTGCCAGTATAGGTTAAGGTTTCTGTAATGACCTCTGTGCCTGTACCTACTTTCAAAGGAGCACCGTAAGAGGCATCTAAGGTGATGGGGTTTTTTGCAACATTGGCAGTAGTGTACACTAAAAAATATACAGTATCAGATGGTACGAAGGAGGTATTACCCTTATTCCTTCCTGTAGGTCTTGAGTCTATCTCCGCACTTAATATCCCAGAGGTGTTGCCCCCAAAATTTACTACCAAGCTAGTTGTTAATGCTGCCATCATGTCACCTCTACTAAGAATTGTGCTTTCTCACCTAAGCTGCCACCAGTAACGCTATAGGTGGATACCATTGTGGTGTATGTAACCGTGGCTAAAGAGCTACTAGCTGTTAATGACGACAAGCTAGTAGCTCCATTTATAAATGTCACTCCTCCCAAATCAACATCCCCCCACACTACAGAACTAATAGATTGTATCGGTTTAGACACAGAAGCTGCCCCATCTAAGAACTCGATAGTCTCGGTATGGGCTTCTAAAGAAGTGCCTGTAGAGGCTAATGAAATGTTAAACTTGGTCGTCCTTACAGCATAGTTACTCCTAACAGGAGTTAAATACACTTTAAGGATACCTTTTCCTACCACTAGAGGGTCTGGGACATACTCCACAGTATCACTATAGCTAGAAGACACATCTGATAACACAAGGTCATTACTAAATGCAGACACTTTGTAAGACTCAGATATAGACAGGTTATCTACCAAATCTGTGTAGATGTGGGCTGGGGTAGTTATTGCATACTTCTCTGGGGATACAGGGAATTTAGGTCTAACCACCAAATCCCCATTAGGTAGAGCATCGACTACAGCACCAACTGCCGCAGCAATAGATTTTACTACAGTGGTTGGGTCAGAATTAGACACTTGATACCTGTTAGCAGGGATAACCCAATCAACGGCATTCCAATGTATCACTCCTGTGTAAACACTACCTACCAAAGCTGAGGCTAGGGTCGGGGTATTCCACTGTCTTGTTAAAGCTGCAACCCTTGGCTTGGACTGTAAGTTAGCGGGGCTAACCCCTTGGATATTATAAGTCTCTTGGTTGAATGACCTATTAACCCCCTTAGAGTCTACGACTAAAGTGTACTGCTCCCCCTGTAGGTCTAGGATGAATAGAGTGTTTAGAGGCAGAGCTAGATAATCATTAGGATTAGTTAGGGATATGCTACCTCTCCAACCCATAGAACCTTCATCAGCACTAACTTCTGCGGACATAATAGGGATAGTCTTATTACCCACTAATAGCTGTATAGCATTTGTAACATTAACGGAAGCTTGGGAAGTCATAACCCAAGATAATGCGGTGTCATTAGCCACAGGGTTAAGGGCTAATATGTCCGCCACTAAAGCTATGGATTGGGCTACAGGTACTGTGGTATCAAAGGGCATAGATACCCCTGCACTGACAGGTACTAATGAATTGGCTGTTACTACGGTGCTAGAGGTTACTTTAGTGAGGACACTATAGTCTAAGGTGACGCTGCTTTTAACGATAGGGAGGGTGCTATAGTCTAATGCTACACTAGAGGACACTGAACTGCCCATAGCTAAGGTAGTAGAAGAACCTACAGGTATGTTTGCAAGGATGTCATAGGATACTGTGATTGCCTTGGGCGACACTTTGGTAGTTACCCCCAGTGGAAGGGTCACACTAGCACTAACTTTTGAAGTGTAATTTAGGTTAATAGATGAGGCTACCATTATGCCCGATACCAATGCGGTAGCTGCCACTACTTTAACAACACCTCCAGCAGCATTGTTTAGAGCTGTGGAATTTACATTTGAGAAATTTGGCATATTAGTAGCTCCTAACTTTTACGCGACACTATAACCACCCTACATTTAAGTCGATTATCAAACTTCCATTAACTGACTAGGGGATACTGTAACTGTGGGGTCGGCATCAGTAGGGTATTCTTTATAATACTGAGTATCTGCTCTATTATAAATAGCCACATCAGAGTTATACCCTGTGGCATCAGCTTTCCATGTGTGGTCTGGGATAGATTCCCAAACCCCAGCCTTATCTGGGTTTAGGTATGCAGCTTGAGTATATGTTATAGGCGTAACAGTGGCATTGGTCTGGAACGCCCCGTGAAATCCTGCGTAGCCATAATAGACCCATTTATCTCTAATACCCCATTCTGGGACATTAGGATTTGGGGGTATTAGGTGGGTACCATTTACCAAACATATTATCCCTCCAGTAACTGCATCCCCTATATTGTAAGTTATCTTAGGTACATAATCTGGAAGGGAGTCTGATATAGTTACCCCCTTAAACCTAAACATCATACCCCCCTCAGCATCAGACCTAGAATCCCACCATTCATTGTAACGGCGTTGATACCCAAATATAGGGCGGTAAAAAGATGGGAATATGGGCAGCACCGAAGTTTTGGTCGTTACCCCCCTAAGACTTTTACCGTCAGACCCTAGCCCTGCTAAGGCTACATCTCCCCCGTGGTTAATAGCCATGTACCATTCATTATCTATAAAGGCAATATCTAAGGCTGGCGCAAATATCGCATTGGAGGTATCCCCTGTGACAGTGGTGCTTGAAGACCCACCAGTAACTCCTGTCGTAGTGTAAACTACTACATTAGTCTCTATTAAAGTGTTTGTTTCCAATCCTCCAGCCAATACTGAGTGGTATGCCTCAGTAGTAACGGTATTGGTGTCCGTATATGCTGTTCCCGCAGGCGCATTGGGAGGTAAGTCTGAGGTAGTTACGCTGTTTGTAATGGTGTAGTACGACTCTATCTTGCCTGCACCTGTGTAATACCCCCCCGCCACAGATAGGACAGTTTGAGCTTTTGTCGCAAGGGGTAAAAGAGAGACTACTACCGTCCCTCCTAAAGATAAAGTTAAGTGGTGTACTTCCCCCACGCTATTATAGGTGTAGACATAGGCTTCCAAATAACCTGCATCAGTAATACATGCCCCCAGTAAATAATGTGACCCTGTACCCCCAAGTTCAGCAATACCTACAGAGGCTAAAGTCCTATTATCTACAAAGGTTACAGGGTCTATCCATCTAAGCTCTAAATCAAACCCATAGTTAGTGTTGGGGCTTTGGTTCGTAGTGTCTGTAGTCACTAACCCGTCAGCAGTAGTTCTACCTTTTATGGAGGCTACCGCAGTGCTCCCATTGGTTAAGGTTCTAGCTATACTATGGTAGAAGTAGTATTGAAAAGCTACATAAGGGTCGCGCACGGAATAAGGGGCTAAACTCTCTATGACGGTATAAACACCATTAGGGTATGATGCTCCCACAGGTTGTTTATAAGAGGCTATTAAGTTCCAATCTGTTATCTGAGAGAAGGGGCTTAATAAGGTATAATTACTATAGAGCGTAGCCATTTAAGGGAAAGACTGCCTAGAGGTTGCTAAGTTAGCCAACCCACTTGCATCAAGATTTTCTTTAATAAGTAAAGTTCCTATGGCTACAGGAGGGGCAGCAAAGTTTAGTACTATAGAAGCCCCTGCCGCGTCCACTAAAGTTACCTTAGTAACATAATCTATGTTCAATGATGCCTCGTCTGCGGGCTGAGACCCGACACTGTATAGCCCCGACTCTGCCACAGTCACAACCCCATATTCCCTAGATACTTCCGTGTAGTCTCGTATAGCCGCACTCATTAGGAGTTCTCCGAATTACTAGGGGGATTAAGGGTTAAAACCCCTGCCCTCCCCCTAAAGTTGTCTGTTACACCCAAACCCATAGGGGGTATGGGGGTAGTAAGCATATCAAAATAAAGTTTGTATCTATATCTCGTAGTTTCGTAGCTATACATAATAGTTGCTGTTACAGGTAGCGCATAACTCTTGCCATTTACAAAGATTATTTGGTCATCTGGGGATACGGATATTGTCCTATCGTACCTACTGTCTCCGTTAGTGCCTACCCACACACCAACTCTAACCGAACTGTACCCTGACTGAATATAATGGGATAACCCATTTATAGTTCCTTGGGGGGTGCTTATCTCGCCCACCAATACATAATCAAAGGAAGAAGATATAGAGGTTACAGGCTCAGCCACAGGAACAGAGAAGGAGTTAGAATACTGCAATACGCTACTTCTAGGGACATCAGTATCTCTGGTTAAATATTCTGGGTTAAGATTGCCCGAGGTTTTACTTCCTGCCACTAAGTCTAAGGAAGGGGAGGTATCAGTGTACACCAATACCTCTGCATACGCCTGTGCTATAGCTGCCGCAGAGTCATACACCCACCCCGTAGATACAACCTCGATTGGAACTCTAGTAGCCTCTGCTACTTTATCCACAGAGGGGGCTTTCGCTGCCAAGGTTAGCGTAGTAGATGTTAATTCTATTACGGACATAGCTGCCATGACAATATCATCGGTTAAATTAGGCAGAGTGACTAGATATAAACTGTATGCAGAGCTGTAGGTAACAGACACTACTGCAAATACTTTTTCGCTAGCCCTAATGGTTAAGGTACTAGGGTCATAAGTAAACGAGGGAGACGCTAGGGGGGAGCCTAGACCATCATACGCATCCCCAAGCTGTGTAATCGTAACTACTGCGGATGGTTTAGATATAGCTACCGTATCAGAGAACCCAAACACCAAAGTTTCAGTTATCTCAGCAATACCACTACCACTAGCCTTGAAGTTACCCGAGCTGACCATAACCATAGGGTCATTAGCAGTAGTGTATAGCCGCACATATTCTTGAGTATCTAATGAAGGAGAAGCATCATGCTTCTCCAGTGTCATTATTTTGTTGGCACTAGCCTTAGAAAAGCTTGCCGATACCGAAGCTGTGAGGGGGCTATTAGGCACTTTCACCTTCAATAGCTACTACGGCAGTGTTTGCTGTCAAAGAGGCAGCACCAGCAGGTACAATCTTCTTCAACCATATAGCAGCAGATGCAGATGAGGTGGTGAATACTAAGGTGTCACCACTTACCCAAGTACCCCCAAACCCTGCAAAGGGTAATGTGAAATAAGGCTGACCATAATCAGGGTTATTAGGAGATGTGTCTGCGGAAGTATTACCTGCACCTACAGCACCTAGAGTTGAGCTAACCACTGAAAAGGCTGTAGCGGAGGTAAAAGCTATAGTCCAAGTGTCATCAATCGTAGCTAGGTTATTAAGGGTTACAGGGTTTGCTACCCCCGCAAAAGTGCCTGCTGCACTGGTGATATTGGGGGTAGTCGCGGTAGCAGCTACATTAGATAACGGCATAGTGGCTGCTACTTTATCCCCTAAGGCAAACCCATTAGCAAACGCAGTAGTGAAGGTTAGCGTAACGGTGTTTCCTGTAGGTAATGATACCCCACCCACTGCAATAGTAAGGTACTCTGTTGTACCCGCCGTAGCTACATCTGGCTGATTAGATATTCTAACTAAATCTCCATCAGCAAAAGATGTTACCGCTGCATCTTCTAATAACATAGAACAGGTAGTATCCCCCGCTAAAACTGCGCTAGTAAGAGTTCCTGCTCCATATAATCTCTCAGTACCTGTTAAAGCGGCTTGGGTATCATTAGCTGTTCCTGCATGGATATACAGCGCATCATCGCCGTTGGTAATTTTCTCAACATACACGAAAGGGTTTTGAAGGGTGAGGTTTGCAGCATTATCTACTTTGTAGAATACTTTTCTTAGGTTAGTAACACCCGCCAACTTATCCGCTTGAGACACATCGGGAAATACATTATTTTTTGCTGCGGTAGTTACTACAGCATTACTTAGTAAGCCCCCATTAGTAGGGGTGTCATTCATAGACGCTGCCTTATACATAACCAATTCATTTGCTAAAATAGCCATTCCAAACTCCTATACTGTAACTAACTTTATTGTGGCGGTGAAATAATCATCAGCCGTATAAACATCTTTTGCCAAAATAGGTGAGGCCACTACAGCAGGGGAATCGAAATGCCTAAAGGCTACTGTGTAGTTCCCATTGTGCGTCACCAAAGTGTAAGTAGCCCCAACAACACTAGCCATAGCCTTAACTGAGTCTATCATAGCCTTAGTCAGCCAACCTCTATCTGATAATGCCTGCAAAGTAATATTCTGCCCTGCTATAACTTGGGTGTTATATAGAACCATACTGCCCCCAATAGTCATCTTCTTGGACTGGGCTACAGGGGAGTGGTCATACTCATCGCTCCAAAGCATGTGAGGGGATAATACTGTCCCACCTAAACTTATCATAATGCACCTTGTCCTACAGACCGTAGAGCATCAACAAGCCCATTAACTTGGTCTCGTGCTCCTTGGACGGCGAAGCTACCCCCACCAACATTTAAGTTCAAATTGACGGTATCATTTGCAGGTGCTGTAGCTACAGACCCTCCCCTAGAGAAATGTTGCCTAACAGGAGCAGGAGGAGTTACTAATCCCCCCGCCGCGAATGCAGGGGTAGGTAATGACATATTATTAACCATATCCATAAACCCTAGGCCATACTGCCTAACAGACGCGGCAGTCATTACAAACTCCCCATTAGATAACATGGCAGGAATAGAATCGCTTGTGCCTGTACCTTCCCCAGATACAGACCCTCCAGTAGCAAAAGCTTTCAGTGAAGAAACTAACCCACCCTCAGAGAATTGGGATTTAAATTTAACCTTAACCAACATAGGGTTCATACTGGCAAATTTCTCTCTAATCTTTTGCATTTCTGTCATAGCACTTTTTTCAGCATCTACCTTAATAGGGGCAGCCGTAACCCTACCCGCAGACTCAAATACTTTGGCATCAATTTCCTTAGTTAATTCATCTACAGATTTCCCCGCAGTAACACTAACGGTTACTTCATCTTGTAAACTTAAATTCTCAGCGGTGTGCAATACCTCTTGCGCTAAAGAGTCTTTAGATTCAGCCGCTAGTCGCATAGGGACATGCACAGCTACATTAGATACACCGTCTATCTCTGACTGCATATCAGATATTATTTCTTGTATCTGTTTTATGCCTTTGCCACCTGCTTCCTGCACCGTGGCAATTTTAAGCCTAATATTAACCTCCCTATTATCAGCAGCTTTCTGAACTTCAATAATACTTTCTTTAAGTTTATCAACTAACTTAATCTGTTTGGTTAGCTTAGTGGCAAAAGTTGCATCTACAAACTTAGCTTTTGATTCATTAGCCTTTATTAAGGCTGTCCCTACTGATTTTAGTAATCCTTCTTGCCCTTTAAAAGCATTAGGGTCTCTGGCTTTCTGGGCTGACACTAAGGCTTTAGTTTTCTTAGTTAAGGTTTCTAAATCATTAGCAGCCTTTTGCCTAACAGTAGCATCTTTAGAGGTATCTATAGTTGCACCTAACTTAGCGGCTTCTACTCTAGCTTTGGCTAGTTCCCTACTTATACCTGCACTCTTTTTACGAGCAATATCTACACGGTCATTTGAAGATAAGAAAGTGCTCTCTATGCCTGCAATAACAGAGGCCGCATTGGAAGCTGCTGTTAGCCTATCATTCTCCAAAGTTTTAAGTTTATTGGAAGCTTGGGAATACACCGTAGTTAATTGGGATATATACGCATTGGTATCGGATATAAATTTAGATAAATGGTTACTAGCCACATCCTTAAATTTTGCTAGGTCAGTACCCGCAGAAAGGGATATATTAGCAAATTCCTTTTTAGCAATATCTGCAAGACCTTTATACTTTTTGCCTAAGATATTCAAATCCCCCACTAGCTTAGTAGTGTAGGTATCTTTATCTAAGGATTTCATGTCAGTGATAAGAAATTTTAGAGCATTTCTATCTCGGGTTAAAGAGGTTGATAACTCTGATTTAGCAGCAGCAGCCACTCTTTTACCAAAGTCCTCCACAGCTATAGCCGCCACACCATATAGAGCTATTTGTTTAATTAACTGGGCATTGCTAGAAGAAGTATCCGCGTCATGTTTGGATTTTATAGCCGCAATACTAGCTTTAGCCTCATCCTGTTTAGCTCTTTTTAAGGTTAGAAAGGCATCAGCATTTTCTACAGTCTTGTCCTTCATGTATTTTACATACGCTGCATATAGGGTCTTATCGGCCATTAACTCAGTCTTATGGTCTTTGTAATAGGACTTAATAGTTTCTTGTGAAGCCTTGTAGACCCTATCCTTTTCTTCTTGGGCAGCTATCTCCTCTCTGGAAGACAAACCAATAGCTTTGGCTAACATAGGAAATTTATCTCTTAGGGCATCTAATGCGTCCCCTAAGAATAAAAACCCTGTTAGTGCAAGACCTAATAGGTTAGCTCTCAAAAATACGGAGACTACTTTAAACAGTCCTTTAAATACTCCCACCACAGAAGCAAGGCTTATAGCGGCACCTTTGGCAACCTTGCCTGCCATAGATAGAGGTGCCACAGCAGGCACTAATGCTACAGTTAAGGCTTTTGCCCCCGCAGCCGCTTCTACCTCAACAACTGCTAGTTTCTTAAAGCCTAAGACTGTTGAGGCTATAGTAGATATGAGTTTAGCTGCCATAATCCCAACCAGTACTCTAAAGGCTGTAAATATGAGGTCAGTTAGGATAGGCATAGAAGTAAATACATCTACCACGGATTGTATAGTCTCAGCTAGTAGCTCTAGGGTAGGAAGTAGATTATTTACAATAATTTCCCCCATAGAAGTTAAAGAAACACTGATAGAATTGGTGGCTATATCCCATCTGGCAGAGTCTTCTGCTAGGAATGCTTTATTGGCGGCAGCCATAGCCCCAGTTTTTTCCGCTAGGGATGTTGCAGCCTCTCCTAGCATCCTGTAGTTTTCAGCTTGTGTTAGGGTGAAGGCTCCTACTGCCTCGTCTGTACCTAATAGGGATTTAAGTGCCGCTACAGAGCCACCAGTCTCCGCAGTCACTAATTTCATAGCAGCAGCTAACCCCTTAGTCCTAATAGTGGCCTCTGCCCCTCCTGTAGCACTAAATATTTTATTTAGCTCTGGGGTATCCTTAATTAAGGCAGTCATTACCCCTCTAAGTTTATTGGTAGCCTTAGATGTAGTTTCCCCGTTTAGTGTCATAGTTTGGAGGAATGCCGCCGTTTCATCTAAGGAGACCCCCATAGCTACTGCTGTAGGGGTAACATCAGACATAGATGTGGCTAATTCTGACATGGTGGTATTACCACCTTTAACTATAGTAAAATAGGTATCTGAAACCGCCTCTAAATCATTTATAGATATACCATACGCATTAGCCGTAGACATTAACAGCTCTACTGTAGGAGCTAATTCAGAAGCTCCTGCCCTAGCTGCTCGCAAGGATACAGCTAACGCCTTCGTTGCCTCCGCAGAGTCCCTAGCCCCTAGAGACAAAACTTTGTACATAGCTTTAGTTGTTTCTACAGGCGCAGACCCTAAAGCCCTAGACATATCTAATATGAGGTCTTTGTACTCTCTTAGTTGAGCTTTTCCTCCGTCTAATAAAGTTGCTACCTCTGACATAGCCCTACCAAATTCTAAGGCTTTAGATACGGCAAAGGCGGCACCTGTAAGGGATGCGATTAGCGTTAGAGATTGTTGTGTCTTGAATAATGAGAAGCCTACTTGGTCAATCCCTTCTTTAAACCCTAGGGCGGCGGCATGATTATTTTGTAGCCCTCTCTCCATCTTATTTAACCGCTCATTAGATGAGAGTTTGCGTACAGACCTATTGGTTCTATCTACTGCGGTAGTAAGACCTTTAGTGGTGCGAGACACTCTCGCTGCCCCATCCGCCAGTTTTTCCATTGAGTTGGCCGCAGACGCACCCTTTTTAGTAATCCCTGTTAAAGCCTTGTCTAACCCAGATATTGATGTTTTAGCTTGCCCGAAGGATGCAGCTAAAGCCATAGCACTATCTTTAGTTTTTCCAAAAGAGGCTTTGCCAACATTATCAATAGCCTTAGCCGCCCCATTAGAAGCAGTTTTAACAGCCTTCATTTTAGTATTTAAGGTGCCTACCTTGTTATTTATCTTAGTTAAGGTGGTTGAGAAGGTGGCAAGGCTGTGACCTTTTCCTAAGGAGCGAATAGCCTCAGATAAATTAGATACCTTGGTTCGCAAGGAAGTTACAGAGGTGCTAACTGACCCTACAGAGGTTTTTAGAGAGCCTAGGTTAGACGCTTTACCTAATCCTCCCAACTCAGTTTTTATAGAATGTAAAGGTTTAGATATGCTATTAGCAGAAGTTCCTACATCTTTTAAGTCTGTAGCTAGGGTGCCTAAGTTATTGGTAGTCTTAATACTAGAAACAGCTTTAGATACTTCTCTAATGTCTTTAATAACCCCCGTAATGGGGGCTTTAAGTTTACTAAAAGTATTAGCTATACCTTTAGTTTTTTTGTCTACTGCATCAGATAGGGAGGTGAAAGCCTTTGATACTTGCTGTAAATCTTTAGTTACCGTAGATTTTACGGATAGCGAAATCTCAAAGTTTTCTGACATTACGGCAACCCCTTTATAACCTTATCTATATCTTCTTTCTCGCCGTGGGCTGCTAGTCTGTGAAAAAGCATAGCTTGTACACCTTCTCTATCCTTTCTAGCCCTTACGGTAGCACAAAACACTTCTACTTCAGATAGGGTGTATTGCATCACCTCCGATTTGGAGTGTCCACAAGATATAAGTTCAGATATATTTTCTACTAGCTGTTGCTTCCAGTCGTAGCCGTTGGTTTTTCCGTTATCTTGAGGTTTGGCGAGCTGTTTTCTTCCTGCTCCACTCCCATCAATGACAATAGGTGCTGGACTACTGCCATGAATTCTTTTGGGTCATATACAGTGAGCCCCCAGATAGCATTTAATGCAATTACTTGGGTACAGACAGGCAAGGACTTAGCCACATCATAAATGGCATCTCCTTCTTCCCTAGAAGAAATAGCGATAACAGAGCTCACAAATTCTGGGGCTTCAGATATGAGGGTAGATACATCAGCAGTGCCAGAGAATAGTGATTCTATCTGCTCTCTATGATTGGCTAGTAATACAGCCAGTCCTTCTACAGTTAGGGGATGTACTGTAAATTCCCCCGCATCACCAACTTTAATAACCTCTGATTTTTGAACTAAATCGGCTAAAGCCATACACCTCTCCCATTAAATCCTTGCACTCGAAGTGCAAGAAATTACAAATCTATTATTACTTAGTACTTTACTCATGCCCACAAAAAAGGGGCTGCCCGAAGACAACCCCAAAATTGTATAACCTAGTAAATACTATTTCAAGTATTATACCAAAGCGCGTTGGCGGAAATACTTAGAACCAGTGATTTTAGTATTATCTGCAAGTGCGCCACCTGCTAATTGAATCTGTCCTACGGCATCACCAATAAGAGCTAACTCTTGTAGAGGGTCAGCAGTAAATTTGAATACATCAACGGTAACAGCACGATTACCATCAGCAGTATTCAAGCCTTCAAAACGCAACCATCTCTCTGGTTGTGCAGTGGTCAAGGCATCTACTTGGTCATAAGCAGCATAGGTATAATCAACTTCCAATAACTCGCCTGCGGTGATAGCACCTGTAGCTAAGATATTCAAAGAACCTACTTCTGGGTTAATAGTGTAGTCTGTTCCTAATACATAAGTAGGAGTACCTGCGGGGCCATTAACAACCACTGCACTAACACCAATATGTGCCAAAGCAACTGTTTGGTTAGTTAATACGGATGCAGGTGCTGTGACGATTTCAGCCACTACAGATGCGCCAGCTTGAGCTGTTTCTGTGCCGTATAGACCTAACGCTAAGTTGGCAGTATTAAAGCTCTCCATTGTAACATTCACAGATGCCTTTACTTCAGTTGTGAGGCGTAAATCAATACCTCTAGCACCAGAAGAAGCTTCTTTATGCTCTACCACAGTAGTAGCAATAGCTACTGATAAAGCAGAACAGTTACCGATATTAGTAAACCCAGTAGGGTTTCCAGCGGCATCTCTGCTTGCCATCAGAACTACGCCTTGCCCCGAGTAATAATTTGATACTACACCATTAGTTGCAGGCATGATTATCTCCTATTTCCATTATTCTTAGTATGTTTGCCCTTATAAGAGCTTTGTTTTGCTGAAATGTCTTCTACAGCAGAACCATTAGCGATAAGGACTTCTGCGGAAGAATCCCTCATCTCTACTACGGAGTTTATAGGGCATAAAACACCCTTAAACTCTATTTCTTTGATAAGTTTAACTTTCATAGTCGCAACATTACCTCCACCTTTTTGATATAGCTAGCCTACTAACTTGTGAGAATAGCATTAGTTCTCCATCTTTGAATATAGACAAAGTTGTTGTCCTCATCATAAGGGTAAGGGGCTTCAGACACAAATTCCCAAAAGTGTCCAGTAGGGGCTCTAGTATTGCGAAATGCCGTCCTAATTTCATCTAAGACTAAGGTAATATCATGCTTATCCTCTAGGGTTTTAGAAAAAGTGGTTGGAGCACCAAGGACATAGATGCTTATATTCATAGTAGCCGCGAGACCATTACCCCCTTTAGAGCTAGGGTTAGAGGCCATACCCTCGTACCACACCCCTACTATGGGGTAAGTGTAATGGTCAGTATTATTTAGAAAGTCTTGGTCAGTATAAACATAAAACAAGGCATCTGGATTAACTGATGTTACAGTTTTTAGGGTTGCTAAAGTGGATTGCACCACTTGGGATACGATATTAACGCCAGCCATTATTTAATCCTCTCTCTTAAAGTCTTCCGCAGGAAATTTGTTATAAGTCTACTATCTCCCGCCCCTACATTTAGGAAGGGTCTTGCGGGCAAGGTTACGGTTTTATTCCCTAATCTAACCTTACCCCCATGATGATGAAGCATAGCATAAGGGGAGTTACTGGTTATAGTTACTTGATTCTTAGATGTTCTAACATAGATGCTTCTAAATAGACTGCCAGAATCAAATAATGTTGAGGGCTTTCCGCCCCTTTTTCTACGCTTTTTAGAGGCCGCACTTTCTTCCCAAGGTTTATTATTGGAATCTATCTGCTCTAAAAACCTTCCCCTAACAAATTCTAACTGCATTTTCCCCACTTCTTGTACAAGGTCAGACACATCTTCTAAACTCTTAGCATACTTGGCTGTGCGTAATAATGCTTCTCTAATATTCGCAGTATTAAGGGTTTTCCCTGTCATAGGATAGGTTTAATAGCATGAGGATACACTCTCGCATGAGCTTCTAGCATTGACCGCAATAGTACAGGCTCACCAGATTTAACCTCGCTTTTTTGTACTTTTCTAAAAGGGGACATTGTATTAACTCGATATATTACATACTGGGTGGCTAATTCTTTAAGCCATTCTGGAACCTCTGTTACTGTATATAGTCCCCCTGCTTGGGTAGTAAACCCATAGGCATAGGAAACCTTATAATACATAGGATAGGTTAAACCAGAATATAGGATGATTAACCCGTCATTGCTTACATCATATAATGCAGGGTCTACTACAATAGCATTAGTATTTAGCTCTCTCATAGATGCAGCATAGCTAACCACCACTGAGGCAGTATCAATAAACCCATTGTTTAGGGATAGGGTTAAATGGTCTTGGTTTAGGGGGTACTGGGAATAAAATTTATCTGTGGCGGTATTTGCGTCAAACGCAGTTAATAGCTCGCCCTCTAGGTATAGGGTGGCAGCCAAGGACATTACTTCCAAGACATCAGTAATTTCTCCAACATCTCTTTGACCAGTTCTAATAACTAATTGGTCGGTGCTTATAAGTCTACTGGGCATACCACCCTCCTATCATACTTTTGCAGTTTTAGATGAACCTTTAGACTCTTTGCTGACTTTATCTTCTTTCTTTTCTTCTTTCTTCTCAGCTTTAGCCTCTACAGATTTAGAGGGTTTAGCCTCATCTTCTGAAGGGGCGAAGTAGGCGTTACCTTCTTCAGATTTAGCGGCTTCCAATATCTCAGCTACCGCAGGGGATACTGTATAAGTTTTGCCTGCAATATACATCGCATCCTCGATGTGTAGTCTGTCTACATTTACTAATTTTAGTGATTTCATAGTCCTCTCCTATTATAAAAATAGGGCTGCACTACACAGCCCTATAATACCTCATATTGATTTAAGGCTTCTTGTAAAACTGTACTACCAAAGTGTTACCTGTAGTAATTGTAACAGCAGTTTGGATAACACCTGCGGCGGTAATACTTGCGTCCAAAACTACAGAGGGCACACCGCCTGTATATTGAACCACAGATTGTAGAGTGTCTTTAATACCCAACCCAGCTACTGCAATGTTAGTTAGTGCTGCGGCACCTGCAACTACGATAGTTGTTAGACCTTGTAGTTCACTGATAGCTTCTCCCCGATTAGTATCGGGAGTTACAGATTTCATTACCATGATATATCTCCTTATATAAGTTATTCCATATATGTGTGCGGTATAGTAAGACCACCTACAACTCTAGGCAACCTTACTTTTCAAGGCTTATTTAGGTCTATACCACTTTAATAGCATATTTCCACAGTACCTTATAGCGTCCCACCCATGAGAGGCAGCAATAGATTCTTGCGTACCTTCCTCCAAGATACCCCATCTTTTTTGCATGGCAGGCTTGGTCATAGCAGCCCTACTAAGTACCTTGCCCTGTTTGGTAAACCATAAATCTGGGGTATCACCAAATTCTACTACTTCAAACCCTGCGGACAAATATCCTAACCCTCCGAACATTCTTTTATCACAGTAGGTATATACAGGCTCCCCGAAGGCTGTCATAAGTTTGCTCAGCCCACCAACTACAGAGGTATTTAGTTTCACGGAAAACCTAGCTAGCATATATCCATATTTAGAACTCTTGGAAAACCCTGCTAAAGCTACAAGATTACCTTCGTAATATAGTCCTAGTTTCTTAGAGGCTCCCACCGCTCCTTGTAAATGGTTTTCATTACAAAAGGCTAGGTAATCCTTAGTACCCAACTCCATAATTTCACATTTACGAGCGTATATCTTAGTACTATTACCTCCTGTAGCATTACGGATAATACTGAGGACTATCTCGGGTTTATTATCCCATTCATCCTCCCTAATAAACAAAACTCTAACCCCCTTACTTCTAGCCTCGTTAAATTTATCTAAATGTTGTCTTCTGGATTTAACCCTATCGCCCGAGTGCCAGTATGTGCCGTCAAATTCAATACCTAATTGTACCTCTGGTAGATATAAGTCTAATTCCTTTTTATCTAGGAGGGTTTTATCCCCACAGTGTATAGTGCCTTTATATACCGACTGCACTGCGGCTCTAAACCTAAGTTCAGACTCAGAAGCTCCAGAGTGGGAGCAGGACGCGCACCCTCTGCCAGACCAATGAGATACAGGGGTTTGCTTAAACTCTCCATGCTTAGAGCAAATTATAGTTACCTTATCAGTACTCCTTTTATACTTCACCTTAGAATAATTATACCTGCCATTATGCGCTGCCATGAATTTAGCTAGGCAGTCTGCATGGGTGAATAGCTGAGACTTACTAAGCTTACTGGCCTTGCATAGAGGGCATCCTGCCCCTCGGCTATGGTCGTTAGGGGTTTGTAAAAAGTCTCCATGCTCTCTGCATTGTATCTTTACAGGAGTCCTTCCAGAGGTGTACACCATAGACGAATAGTCATATACATCTCCATGCCTACCCTTAAACCTATCCAGTATGACTTTTTGATTGACTGTTCCTTTAGTAGCAGTCTTATCCCTGCCACATTGGGGGCAACCCCTACCTTGTTGGTGGGAGGCATAAGTCTGTGTAAATTCTCCATGTAGGGGGCATCGTATTACTATCTTAGAGCTGGAGTTAATGTACTCCACATTACTATAATCGTATTTTCCTTTGTGTACCTCCTCTAAGACCTTTACAGCGGCCACGGAGGATTGCCTTTGAGCCTTTTGTATCTTAGCCCCTTTACACTTAGGACATCCCTGCCCTTGATTGTGAGCATAGGCTTTTTGGGAGAAGTAACCGTGAGTTTTACACCTTATAAGGATATAGTCATGCGCCCTAGAGTATTTAGTGGGGGAATAATCATAAGTGTCACCATGTACTAGATGGAAACATTGGAGGTAGGTGCTTTTGGTCATTTTCATTCGTACACCATAGTGATTACAGCAAGTAGGTCAAACTTTTAGTTTATTGCCCTACTAGGTATCAACAAAAAACCCCCCACACCGTTAGGTGTAGAGGGCTATAAGTCCTTAGAAACTAAGGGGTTAGCTATTAAGCAATATTAGTGTACTTAACTACAGCAGTAGGTTCTTCAATAGCGAAGTCTACACGAGCGGTAAGAACAATAATATATGACCGTGACCTAATATCCTTCTCAACTTCGATAGAAATATCGCGTTGAATACCAAAGATTAAGTTTTGTGGGTCACACAACAAACCACTGTTAGCAGGCATAAGAGCTACTGGCTCAATACCAGTACCGAAAGCGTACAAGCGGTTATTGCCTTGCAAGTTAGCATCACCTAATGCTGTCTCACGCATAGCAAGAGTGTCACGATATTCTGTTTCATTATCAATAGAGATATAGTTACGCAATGCTGAGCGGTTACGAAGGTATTGGTCTGGCATAGTTTTTACACCAGCTTTAAAGATACCTTTGTTCATTGTTGCAGCACCAGCATCAACCACATTAGAAACAGCTTTAACAAGATAACCATCACTAAGAGCCAAGAATGGGTCAAGAGAAGTAGCATCACCTAGGATAGCTAGTTCTTCCAAATCCAAAGCAGCGCGTTCAGCAATCATTTCCATGATAGCGTCTTTCATGCCACCTTGAGTACCTGTAGCACCAGAGTCGCCTTGAACACCTACAACACCACGAGAAATATTATCCTCGATAACATCATAAGGTAAGTGAATTTCAGCCAATACTTCTTTAGTATTAAGCGTTACTTTCTCAGTAGTTGGTTTTGCTCTAGCAGCAGCTTCAGCTACGCCATCAAAAGCACCAGCAATAGCTGCGTTAGCCAATGGGACACCAGAAGCACCTGCACGCAAAATGCGTTTACCGAAACCAATCTTGTTGATTTCTTTTTGTGGGCTATTCATAACTACTGTACGAGTAGCATTTAATAGCGTTGGCTGTACCAACAACTTGCGAATGAACGCATTAGACTGCTCTGGGTTTAACAGACCACCATTTGTTGCGAGGTCAGCTACCGCTAAGTCAGCCTTTTGAATCAAGTTACTATTTGACATAAAAGTCTCCTTTTCCTTTTTTATTAACCGAGGGCATCTAAAGCTGTGCCATCATAAGTGCTTACAGATTCAGATTTAGTGATTTCAACACTTTCATCTACACCTTTAACACTTGCGATAACAGAGCCTTGAACAGCCTCTAATGCAGATGCAGCAGTAGCTTCCGCTTTCTCTACTTGTTCTACTAAAGAAGTGTTACCCTGTGTTAGAGTATCAATCTTACCTTGTAGGTCTTGCAACATTCCAGCCATCTTAGTGACTGTAGACATCAACTCCTTAGAGCTTTCATCAACAGCAGTTTCACTAGATTCTTCTTTTTGTACTTGAGGGTCTTCCACAGGAGCATCTACTGATTTCTCAATAACCTCTGCTTCAGATTCTTCTTCCAAGCCCTCAATAGTACCTTGGTGTTTATCCATCTTAGTTACCATGTCTTCCTCCTTAGGAACATCAGTTACAGCATCTTCGTCTTTAGCCACTTCTACTGAAGCCTCTACAGATACTTCAACTGCATCTTGGGAGTCTGGTTCCATACGAATGTAACTTGCCAATTCAAACGCAGAGGCAGGTAATTTTTCCGACAAGGCTAAAACATATTGTTTAAAGGAATCTACCGCCTCCCCTAAAGTTTGTGTTTTTGCTTGGACTGCAACACCGCTGTCATACATAATATTAGCAATGGTTTCTTCTAAAATATCCTGTGCCATGTCTACAGAAGGAAAAAATGACCCTTTAGCTAAGTTGTCATCAAAGTTAGTTCCGTCTGGGTAGCTATAGAAGGACTTTTTAACTGTAGATAATACTACAGCACAGCCTTCGCCCATATCTACCACAGCAGAGTCAGACGCATAATCTTCTTGCTTGAATACCACACTTGTAGCACCTACTTCAGATTCTTGCCTAGCATATCCTTTTTCCTCTAATTTTCTTACAGTATCAGTATTGATTGATTCACTGTCTAAAACTACGGCTAAGACTTGTGGTGCCTCTGCCTTTTTAGCCCTAAACAGACTTCCTAAGTCTAGTGACATATCTTCCTCCTGTGATTTAATGATTCTAAAAGGGATACGATTAGCTCCCCGTTTCACTAATGAAACAAAGGATACATCCACATCCTCTAATTTTCTTGCGTCCATTTTTATCTTCATTGCGGCAATCGTATATCCACATTATTAACTATACAACTACTCACATGGCCTCCACGAAGCTAAATAAGTGCTTATGTCCTTCTGATTCACCTGTCTCCGTTCCGTAAGTAATTGTATGCGTATGTCCTTGGTGGTCATCTGTGTACCCTCCAAGGAATGTTCCGTCTTCGGCAAATTTGACGAAGAACTTGTGTGTATGTTCATTAGTTTCTGTTGTTCCGCCTGTAATAACATCTGGTATTTCTAGTTCTAAAGTGGTGGCAGTTCCTCTAACGGAGGCTTCCATAGAGAACCCGTTAATTTCGCCTTTCTTAATTTCATCCCATAGCGTTGGGTCTGGGATATGAACCCCTACTACCCATGCGTCCTCTATAAAATCGGGGTCTCCCTTTCTGGCAATAAATGATTCAACTACATAAGACCCTGTTAGTTCATTCTCATGCTGTTTATCTATGTTATGGGTATTATTATTTTGTATAAATTTATGGGCGGCTTTTCTTATGGTTTCAATATCCATAAAATCTCCGTCAGAATCGGGGACATTGGGGGCGTACACTTCCCCATACACTATCTGTAATTCTTGGTCAGACTTAGTTATAGTAGTACATTTAATAGTCATAGGGTTGGAAGGTACAAGCACCTAGTAAGGGCTGCAAGAAATCCTTGCACTCGGAGTGCAAGAATAGTTGTTACACCTTAACCAATACACATCTACACCTAAAATGGCTAGGCACGGTTTCCAACCCTTCAGAGGATATTTCGTCATTGGTTAATTTTGTCATTCTTTCTACCCCTGCTTTTGAGGTGTCTGGGAATGGGGCTAGATATTTCAAGTCGTCTGGGGTCTCAGCACTTAAGGCGGTATGAGTCCTTGCTAGCGTGGAGGCCACACTAAACTTCTTCCCATCTAACAAAGCACAGATAGGGCAAGTTCTATCATCTAGTTGGGCTGACCTACGGTAATGAGTAATACCTTTATCAGTGGCTTCTAATAAAAACCCATAAGAGGCCATCCTAGAGACATGCAGACTATTGGCGGACACTAAGATATTCTTTGTAACCTTCTTTATCTCAGTAAGGATGTCCGTTAAAGATACCTCTGAGCCTGTTTTTATACTAGATAATATAGCCCCTTGCAGTTTCTTTTTTACAGCTTTATCCGTCATCTCCATTATCATGCGTTCAGTTAGAGCTGTTAGACCCTCTATATTCGCACTAGGCTGGTTTTTAACCAGAGATGACCTAGTTACCTTAGGGGTTACTCCACTCGCCCCAAATACCACCGCAGAAGCCCCTATGACCCCTAAGTACCCTGTAGGTATATTGGGTAGGGATAAGGACTCTAGTAATACCGAGGCTTCGGTATAATCACCAGAGTTTAAAAGTTCTATTATTTTAATAATATCTGATTCTAGTTGCTGAAGAATGACTGCCATTGTTTTTCTAGTAAGGCTTTTTTCTAGCACTAGAAAACTCTTTATAGAAATAGCCATAGATTTATGCCGAGGCTACACTTGCTAGGATACAAGCTATATCTGCCGCCCCTTCCAAATCATCTTGGTTATCGGGGAATACATGGCTAGCAATCTGACCTCTGAACTCCGCATCATCAACGAGACCATTACCCTCTACGATACCTCTAAGCTCCACTTGTTCCGCAAGGTCTAAGGTAGACTCGTCCAAGGCTAAGTCTCCCCACTCTTTAGCTAGAGTAGACTTATCCATCTTCTTAATGGCTGCATCTGGTTTTGGCGTGTCTTGCCCTTTGCCTGCATCTAATGAATTAAGACCTGCCATAGCATCTAAGGCACTGGTTTTATTCTTCTCTACAGTTTGAGCTAATTGGTCTGCATCAAACTCTAATTTAAGCCCAGCTACTTCACTTATGGTTTCTACAATATTCTTAGGATTTACTGCACCTGTACTTCTAGCTACAGCTATACCCTTCATTTGTAAGGTACCATCTTTGGGGATGTTTTTACGAGAAGCGTAGGAATATTTACCATCAGCTAATTCTTTCATAATGGTAAGGTTTATGACTTCATCAAACTCCCCTCTTTCTGGGTTAAATACCTGTGACTCTGCTAACATAGATGAAGCTCTTGAAGTGGCAAAGTTTCCACTATTACGCCCAACATATAACTCTGGGAGTCTAAATGAAGCCCTTATGCGTTCTTCACATTTAGTATCATAGTTTTCAAACATGGAATCGTTCTGTCTTTCCGCCCCGAACCTCTCAACCCCAATTCTAACGGAGCCCGCAGAATCTAAAGATGTTCCAGAGGAATAAGCCTCTAATATGGCAGCCCTATGCTGGCTTCCGCCTGTCCCATTCAAATAAGATTCTAAGGCTTTCTTAGTATCGGCAATCATACGACCACCAGAAATAGTAACTAACACTGGGGGAAGCCCGCCACTATTAAAAAATTCTAAGTTATGTTCTTCAGCCTTTCTACTACCTAGTACAGATGGTACTTGGTTAATCCATCTAGGTACGCCATAGGGGGAGGTACCATCTTTAACAGCCGTAAAATGTAGTATCTCTGTGGCTCTATCCTTAGCAGCTACCTTAGCTTCAGACCACTCTCCTGTAGCCTTATTCATGTGGCGGCTAGACCCATACTCCTTGAAGTACACCGCAGATTTATTAACCATTTGGACAAAAGTTCTTTCTCTCAAAGTAACCGTTAATGTAACTTTTTTACCATTTCGGATTAAACTCTTTTCCGCAGGAACAGGGGAGGATAGAGCACCTAACCTCATAGTAGTAGAGGGGATATTATTTAACATCACAATAGTGCCTGTAGCATTACGGATAATTTCCAAGTACCCATTACCTGTTGTTTCAATGTCTCTACGCAAAGCCCTACGAATAGTGAGCATAGAGGTTTGAGGGTAAGGTTCAGCAAAGAAACCGTCTAAATCCGTGTTACTCAGCTTCTTAGGTACTTCATCATTAGAATATAAATCATACCCTGTACCATCAATATTTACCTCCATAGCGGTAATACATTGATTTAGAGTATTATTAGATTGTACTAATCCCTCAAGAATTGACGGGTCATAAGGGGGTCGTATTACTCTCGACTTGCTAGTAGAAGCATACAGTCCCCCAAATCTATCATCTACAGCTTTGGCATTACTTCCCAGAAGCTCTGCGTCAGCCTTTCGTATTGCTGTATCTTTCGATGCTATAACGGTAACACTGCTAGCACCATCAATAGATTTAGAACCCATAGTAAACCCCACACATAATAGTTGTATGGGCAAAACTATAGCTTTACATAGCTCATATATCTACTGAAGACCTATTCTATAGTAAAATCAATCACTTAATTGTATTGCTCTAACACTATCTTTGCCCCACCCAGCATTAGCCGCTTCTTCTAAAGAACTAAATACAGGCAGGAACCCCTCCATGTTAGAGGGGCAAATATTTATAGGTTCTCCATGTATCAATATACCTAGTTCCTCAAACTTCATAAGGGATAGCCCAACATAATATACCTTAGATTTTACTGAGCGCATGTATGTTTATCTCCTGTGTAATAATCGCGTAGACAATAGTCCTCTCCTACAGCCCTATGAACTAGATTACGCTCCCCACAATTAGGGCATGTCTCTAGTTCTTCCATACTAGCCAAAGTAAGTCCTACCTCTGGGTCAGCATTAAAGGTTATACGAGGAGACCAATCAAACTCCTCCTTCAAAGGTAGGGTACTCATAACATTACATACCCTATCTGCCCACATAAGGGCATCGTCTTTAGGTACATAAAATTTTAAATCATCATGCACCATCATCAGAGGCTGTAAGTCCTTAAAACCATAAGTCTCCCTCAAGATGACTAAGGATAACTGTGTAAGGTCAGATAAAGTACCCTGCACTGAGGAGTTTACCGCATTCCTTTCTGCCTTAGACCTAATAGCCCCATCTCTAGCAGTTATTAAGGGCAGGTGTCTTAATCTACCTAAAGGCGAACGAACATACCCATTAGCCCTAGCAAAGTTCTTGGTTCTAGTATGCCATTCTGGTAGGGCTGGGTACATGCCAAAAAATCTTTCTCTAGCCACCTCTGCCTCCTGCATAGTCATAATAACACCGTAGGTAGCTTCCGCATAGGCTTGATACCCTCCAGCACTCATACCATACAGGCAATTACTTACTAATACCCCAGAGCATGTAAATCTGTGGTTTACCCCTGCATTTAGGATGTCATAGACCCTAGCTTTTCTAAGCGTAATTCCATGAGCCTCCAACTCTTGCACCTTTTCTGGACTGATGTCTTTGCACGGAGGATAATATCCTCCCCCGACATCCCCTTGCTCGCAAACGCTTGGGTTCTTCTCGGACTGTAAGGACTTTTGAAATCCTGCCAATACATCCGAACCCCCTTGTATATTAGGTACACATTGTTGGGCAGGTTTCGTTTGTTCTCTTTCGAGGATACCAGCCTTAAATTTTCTGGCTCGTAATGCCCATCGTTGTCTATCCTGTCGAACTCCAACCCTTTGTAATCGTCCCTGTAATGATTCTCTAGTACCCAATATACAAAGTCTTCTCTTGACTTGAACAGGCATTTTATTCCCCGCCCTTTGTATCTGTGGGAGGAGACATGGGTATCTCTTTCGCACCGCTGTACCATAGAATCGTAACGATTCCCTAATACCCTTGCGTGTACCAGATTGGGGTACTTTACATTCCTCTGGCAACGGCAAGTGGTGGTCATTCCTCTTGTTATGTTTGAAGCATAATAGGTCTTTGTCTCTCCGCAATCGGAGCAAGTACCGTCCACCATTCTGTGCCGTTTTTCCCTTCGTAGAGTACTTAGGTCTAGGGTTATAGTGCCTAAGTCCTTTTCTTTCAATCTTTGGGCTAGTTCTTCTAAGGTTAAGTTTTTTAGTGGCGGCCTCGTAAAGGCTACATTTTTTCCCTTCATGTGTACCGTCCTCAACCCAAACATTGTGGCATGGAGTTGCTTCTAAGCCTTGGTACTTTATCACCCATTGCTCGCCTTGGTAAATCACACCATCGTGACTGACAAAGTTTTCCCCGTCCCATACCTTGTGGTCTTTTTTTATATTACGCAACTGTACAGACCCTTTATCTGTAATGCAATAGGATAGCCCTAGAAGGCAGCCGAAGTTACCAGCCTTCGCGCCTTGGCGACCGCTCTTAAAAGCTTTGGGGTCAGCGTCCTTTAGTAACATGAAATCAGCTAGGTTCATTCCCATCAATCCTGCTGCGGTGGCACAATGAATATCTACCCCAGTATTAAAAGCATTTAGCATATTTTCTTCATTAGCAAAGTCTGCCGCCACCCGCATCTCTCCTGCGGAATAGTCACAGGATAATATTACCATCCCCTCTGGGGCATTGTACGCCTTCCGCAAAGGCTTTGCCCAACTTGTATGCTTGGGTATTGTATTATGTACCACAATATCGTTAGCCACAAAAGAATGGCTATCTTGTATAGTTAAGTCATATGTTTCTTGAGGGTCTACCCTCTTTATGCCTACTAATTTTGATTCTTTAAACCCTGCCTTCTTTGATACCTCATAATCACTATTCATTAGTCCCCCTCACCATAAAGGTGTGCTCTTTGGTAATGTCTTTTGCAAGTATAAATCCCTTAGTGGTGAGTATTGGGTGATTTCCTGTACACTGTAAGGTCTTCCCATCGGCTAATGTGAACTCGTGTAAAGGCTGTACCCCATTCCTGTAGGTTCCAACCACGGGCTTCCACTCACCTGTATGGGTTAATACTTGTACGGGTACACCGCCCTCACACCCTTCTATAATGTCGAGCATAGGCATTACTCCAAGGTCAGTAAGAACCTCAGCGTCTGCGGGTAGACATTGTAATGCAGGGGACTTACATGAACTTCTGCCTGTATCCGTCCCAGAGTCAGCCGCACCATTATAGTCCCCCTTGTGTAGCATATAATCTGGGTGAAACCTACCATCAGCCTGTAGGTGCTTATTGAACCCTACAACATAGGTAGACAATGTTTTTCCAGCACTCCCATACTTCTTTAACAGGGATACAAATTCCGTAGCCTCTGGGCAATCAGAGAACATCATAAAATGCTCTAGGGCTGTAGAGGGCTGCTGTGTCTTTTCTGTTAGTAGTTTGGGGGGTAGCCCTAACCCTCTAGCCCCGAAAAAGTAGTCTTTCAATATGGCAGGTCTAATACTCAGATTATCTGCATGTTTTAATCTTAACTTAACAGGTAATTTCTCTAGCATAGCTGTAGAAACATTAAGCCTATCCTGTTCCAATTCTAAAGCTAAAGAGCCTTGGTATTCTTTATCTAAGCATACCCCCAAACACTCCATATCCATAAAGGCTATATTGCTTCTATGTAAGAGTCGGACATAGAAGCGGGTTAAAAAAGGGTCTTGGAGTAACTCCTTTCTAAGTTCAACATATACTCTTAGGCAAGCATCTACATCCCCTGCTGAATAGGTTAAAAAGTCATCATCTGGTATTAAATCCATTCTACCTTTATCATAGGTTGTATTCATGGTTGCATCATACCCACCCATAGAGGTGTACACCTTAGCGTGGGTCTCCAGACTATTAGACCTATTCTCATCTAATAGTGACCCTACTAAAGTGGTGTCAAAAGCATAATTGGTGCAAGTCATGTCCCATTTAACAAGCATCCATCGAAGGTCATATTTAAAGTTAGCTCCAACTATTTTTACCTTAGGGCTATTAAGAATCCAGTCAATTTGATTCCAGATGGTATCTCCAACTAGGGGCTGGTTAGCTAAGGTTCTAAACCTCTGACAGTATGCCACTCCCTCCTCTAAGCAGAACTGTATAGACTCTAACCATTTATCCTCAAGATAAGGGTTTAGCCCAATAGTCTCAGTGTCACAACATACTGCTACAGCTTTTCCTGTCTTAGCATAGGTGTCCTCAATCTTCTTAATAAAAAACTGCCAGTCATCGACAAAGCTATAAGTCCCTACCTCGGGGGCAGTACTACCTGTGAGCTCCTTCCTTAGGGCTAACTTAATATCCCAAGCTACTAGAGTCTTCTTGGAATAGTCTTGTGTAATTATATATGGGTCATAGGAGAAGAACCACGAGCTACCATTAAAAACAATCTCCTGCCCTCGCATGGAGGCCATAGCCCTATTTTTGGGGATAGCTCCTTCGTCCTGTAGAAGCTCTAAGGACTTATTACCTAAAGCTAAGACGACACTCCCCTTGGGAATGGCCATAGTTTTATAATCCTCGAAGGTTATAAACTTGGCTTTAGCATTTTTTACCCCTTTGATAACAGGTAACACAAAGTTATTAAGGTTGGAGACATTTCCCCCAGATAATACAAACATACACTACCTCCTTGTAGCTATTTACAGCAATCTTGGCAGGGGATTGATACTGCTACCCACCCCTCATCACAGTCCTTACAATAGGGAGCCACGGCTCCGCAATACTCACATTCATCATAGGCAGTATGGCTACCTACACCTTGACAGGTTGTGCAGGTCTTACTGGCCTGTGGTCTATCTGGTACCCTATTTAGGTGGGTAGTAGATAACTTAGTTATCTTGGACACTCTGCCACCCTCTACTAAGAATATGTAATCCATGTACCTCTTGTTTCCGTCTTTATGGGTTATAGGCGCAGAGGAGGATACCATCTCTCTAATTTTCTCCGCCATATCCCTAAACCTACCATGTAAATCTGCCATGTTAGGGTCTGACTGGGCAGCTCTAATTACATCCTCTAGTACATACATTTACTCTCCTTTTGTTTTTCTCTATACACGGATTCTCGATAGACTTTTATGTCTCTAGGCGCAGTAATAGCTACTCTAGCTAAAGTTGTAGTTCCTACCCCCGCACTAATATACACCTTAGGTAGTATCTGCTCTGCCTTATCTTCAGTGATAATAACAGGTAGTCCTAGAACTGACATTATAAATTTTGTAGGGGTTAGAACCTCTACTATAGCTACCCTAATAGCCCTAGTATTCTCTGACATAATAATGAATAGGGGTTCCCCCTTATTTAACCCTAGTGTTAAAGCCATCTAATCCTCCTTAGGTAATTCTGGTAATAATCTTATGGCGGCATCAGATAATACCCATGTAGAGCCCCCTGCTATACCTCGCATGGTGGTGGTTCTATACACTAACCCTCTACCCTCAAGTGTCGCTAATCTTGTTGCTACATCAGCGGATGGCATGTGTACATATTGAGCCACCCCAGAGGTGTTAATCTCCACTAGCTCTTGTACTCCTAGAAGGCACTGGTACAACTTCGTGGAGGCATCTGGGAGGGCAGCGTTATGTCGTTTATAAGGGTGGGGTACAATCTCCCCCTTAGCGTCCATAGAATAACTAAGTCTTCTAAAGCCACAGCTACAAACTGTCCAAACTTCTGTAGATATTACCTCAAACCCTGCTGGCCTACCGCAACCCTTAGGGCATGTTCCTGCCTTCCGTACTTCCATAACTAACCGCCTGTACTAGATGTATGGGCGGCTAGTGTAACCTAATATTAAATATCTTCAATTATAGGGGTGTTTTTACTCCAGTAGACCCAAAACCTTCATTGCCTCGCTCTGTATCATCTAGGGACTCTACTTGGATATACTCGTTAAGGTTTATTGGTATTGTTATCAGTTGGGCTATTCTATCCCCCTTATGAACAGAATAAGAAACATCACTATGGTTATATAGGTGTACTTTTACCTCCCCTCTATATCCAGAGTCAATACACCCCGCACCAACCTCAAGGTTATGCTTAACTGATAATCCACTCCTAGACCATAACAGGCCAACACACCCGTTAGGGATGGCTAGGTGTAGTCCTGTGCTAATAATACAACTGCCTCTAGGAGGGACTGTAATATCTTGGCTACTAGAAACATCTGCCCCTGCGTCAAGCGTGTGCTGCTTGTGCATCCTAGCTCCAAGGGTCTTTCCCTTGGTTGTAAACCTTCCTGCAATATCATGGCCTTCAGAGTCAATATCGAGATGCTGTACCCTGCCAGTGGTCTTAGGCATAGTATCCAAGTCCGATTTTGGATTATTAGTTTTGTTTCCATCCGCAGACATGCTATCTTCCTGCTCCACGGATAAACAAGCACTAGAACAACATATCCGCTCTTGGTTACTCAGCCTAGTTAGGCGTGAGGGGTTTACATTTATAATATTATTGCAGATACAGCACTCAACCTTCATAATTATATCTCCTTGGTTATTTTTTAATCACTAGCTTAATCAATAGTTCTCTAGCCAGTCCTCATTGAGCCTCCCAGATACCCTCTATGCAAGTCATACCCCCGTGTAGGGGCAACCAAAGGTAATCTCGCACTTGAGTGCAGCTTCTTAACTACCCCTTGGTTCATAGCCTCTCTTTATAAAGGCCACCCTACTGGCAGGGAACAATAGTAACTGTGGGCGTGCGTTATACCCGTCATAATCCGTGATGACCGTTAAGGCTATGCGTTTGCTTAGTGCGCCTTCTAAGTGTTATAGCATAGTCCGACAAGGTAAACCTCCCAGTCCTTCCACGCCTACGGTTTTGTGGGACATGGTATCGTAGAATACCAATCGTACGCCCGACTATATTTTAACTCCTGCCCACTGACTCGGAGCCTCGATTTAAGGCTCTTGAAACCTAAACTGGTGCTCCTAGCAGGGGTCGAACCTGCAACCTACGGATTAGAAGTCCGTTGCTCTATCCTATTGAGCTATAGAAGCTTGGTGCTCAAAGTAGGACTTGAACCTACATCATCACGGTTATGAGCCGTGTGTAATAACCATTATACCATTTGAGCTTATATTATTAGTAACATACTTAATTGAATAAATGATGCCGCCCAGAGGAGGGAGGGGGAGTGGGGCGACACCATTTAACTGGAATGTCTAAGCTCTCACTACCTTGGCGGTCAGTACATGCACCCCATTAGTATCAGCTTGAGACAATAACTTTTGCACTTTATCAAATGCCCTACGCCCAGAGGTTACAATATCTCCCCCATACTGAGCAACTAAAATATCTTCTTGTTCTTCTCCTCTAGTAAAAGTGGCCACAACTTTATATCCCATAACTAGGTATTCTCCCTGTAGTATCTACGCAGTGCAGATAATTTCTCACCCTCCAAAGGGGCAAAGGTCTCCATGTTAATCCCGCACTCTTTACATTTACATTTAGACCTCAACACTACCCCCAGAGCTCTAAATTGCTGGTCTTTATCACACCACACCATTGAGGGTCTTGGCTTCTCTTTAATATCTATCATTTGCCTACATCTCCCAAATAATTTATTTGCCCTGCGGTTAGAGTCTTTATAGACCTTTTTTCAATCTTTTTGGATGTAACAAAGCACACATGGGATTTAACCCTAATGGCGGGTATGATAGATTTACATTTAGCGCATTTAACATACTTCTTAGTAATAACCTCAAACTCTGTCATCTAATTTCCCTATAATTATGTATAATGGGTATGCCGCAATTAACATCCACACTCCCTTATATATGTTAAACTCTGTGTATTCACTTACAGGGGCTATAAGTCCCCATAGAATACTTCCAACTGCCATACTTAAATACACCCAATGTTTCCAATTCATGTTTATCCCCCTACGGCCATAATCGAATAGTACAGTTTTATAGAGTACTTGTCAAACCTAAATAATCTCTCCACAATTTTTGCACACCTTAGAGGGTTTCTCTTTCTTAGGGGCGGGGGTATCAAGGTCTGTGGCTGGAGGAGATAAATCATCTAACTCAAACCCTGTTATATTGAAATCTATATCAGCAGAACAGGAACCAATAAAATCAAGCTCTGACGCTAGTAAATCATAGTTCCACTCTGAGTTTAAGGCTAATTTATTATCAGCTATGATATATGCCCTTTTCTGGGTAGGGGTTAGCCCTACCACCCTAACGCAAGGTAATTCTGTAAGCCCCATACTAATGGCGGCATCTAACCTACCATGCCCCGCAATTAAAGTAGTAGTTTCATCAATAATTAAAGGGTTATTGAAGCCAAACTCTCTAATAGAAGCGCATAGCTGGTCTATCTGAGTGTCTGAGTGGGTTCTAGCATTATATAAACTAGGTTTAAGGTCACTAATAGGTATAATCTCTAACTGCATCACAGATACTCCAAAACAAAATTGATAGGGACAATAGTAGCAGCAATAAACACTCCTACTAAAAATCCGATGAACCCTACAGCCAAGGCAGTAAATAGAGTAGCTGTGAGAAGTTTTATTAGATTACCCATAAACACAAATGCCATCTACCATTACTTTATGTTTAGGGTCAGCATTGCCAACAATATCCCCCTTAAAAGAGATAACATACCCTCTAGCTGTAGGGGTTGTATTAAACCCTGCTAGATGTAAATACTCAGTTATAATCTGAAGGGTTACTGTCTTATCTAGTAGTCTTAGAGGGGTGGATAGCCTATCCGTTACCATTTTACTAAGAATACTCTCCGCTCGTTCCACCAAATCTTGATTATTACTCATAGTCCGTACCTCAATAATGCGTTATCCATCTCTATAGGGTCTAACAGGCTGTTACTACCCTCTGACCCCTCATAAGTAGCTCCTAGGGGCTGTCCTAACTCTGCGGCCTCAATAATAGCTACCACTTCCTCAGATGTGAAGGTTTCCCCTGCATGGTCAGAGAAATACCCCCATAAAGTATCCCCTAAGTTATAGGGCTCTTCCCATGTATCAATGTAGGGGGTTGGGGCTTCCTCTGATAATAATTCCCAAGATACTTGCAGAGCCGCTGGCATCAACACTTCTAGTAGGTAGTAAGTATCCAAAGTCTCTTTCTTGGAATGCTCATTGTAATACCCTACTGAAATATTAGTATAATTGATTACTTTATCACAGAATGACATAGAATCTGTCACTGACCCTGTGGGGTCTTGTGTCCATGCGTGATTAACCGCCCCTTTATTAAGGCTTTTAATTAACGATTTAGCAAACCCCTTAGAGCAACACTCTCCTTGCATCATTGTAGTGATAATAGAACTCGTACCACGCCTATCAAATGAGATAGCTTGGGTAATACCTGTAAGGTCTAATGTTTCATTCAAAAACCCAGAGCCAACGCAGCCAACCTCCTCCTCAACACAAAAAGCATATAATCCAGTGATATGGTTGCTAATCATTTCTAACATTACCCTAACACCTGCTTTATCATCCGCGCCTAACGCACGCTGTTTACAATCTGGGTGTAATCCCATAATCCCCTTATTATCTAAGGTGAACATCATAGGGCTATCATTATGCACTGAATCCATATGCGATAGGAATAGGCTCTTAGTCTTACCAATAGTAACAATAACATTGCCTTTGGTGTCTACAATAAATTCATGGTCTGCTTTTAGAACTTCTCGCAACACAATATCCCGTACAGGTTTTTCAAATCCCGCTGGGGTTGTGGTTGCCATAAGTTCTTTTAATAATTTCATAAATACTACCTCCGTGTAGTCTATAAGTTGTTAGGAGTCTCACTCCCATGTAGGGAAAGCTACACTACATATCATCACTTGTCAAGCTTATAATCGTTTAATATATTTCCAAGGGATAGTTTCAGTAGTGGTGTAGGATGTTTTCCCTCCCTCATAGGCTGACTGTTGGCCTTCCACCACCCCCGCGTAATGCCTTACAATCCAAGGGGAGTTGGTAGTATCCCGAACCTTCACAGGGGCATCTTTTTTAATCTCTATCGTATTATCTTTGGGGACTAGGGCTGGCATTATTTCACCTTACTAGAATCTACAGGATAGCAGGCCACACCCGAAGAATTTTCATTACCTGCTGCAAAGACACAGCGAATATTTTTATTATCATTAGGTGTCCATTCATAGACTCTGACATTGAAGTTCATAGTTTCAATCATATAGTGGTTAGTCTTTTTGGTTTCCCAACTAGAGCTACGCAAGGCACTTAATATGCCTGCTTCTGCGGTAGTTGCCATTACCATAACTGCAATACTTGTTAAAATAATAATCTTTTTCATTTATTTCTCCTGTGCCATCTCTACACGCTCTAATCTAGGGTGATGCTTATAATGTGCTAGTTCTATATCCTGTGGTTCTACCCCTTCCAACCATTCAAGTGCTGCATCAGTGGTGGTGCACTCCCCCCCAGTTTTATGAATACGAAGCATTGGTAGCATCATAGGTTCTCGTGCAACTTGAATCTTAGCTTGTTCTACTGCCTTGTCATACAAGTGAACATCCGCCATTTGATGTGTGAATGTTCCTGCTGTGTAGCCTGTAGCTTTTGCAATCAAAGCAAGTAATAAGGAACTACCAAACAAATTGAAAGGCACTCCCAAGAATAGGTCACAACTACGCTGAAACATAGTCATGTGAAGTACACGATTCTTTTCATCGGGGATGAAGCGGTACAGTACATGACATGCTGGTAAGGCACATTCATCAAATAATTCTGGAAACCATGCGTGCATGATAATGCGGCGACTATTAGGATTATTGATAATTGCGTCCACGACATCGTGAAGTTGGTCAATGTCTTTAGAATAGATATACTCATCTGAAATTAGGGAATATCCGTTCTTTTCTAAATATAAATTCTCTGAGGTGCTTGCAGATTCTTTATACACTGTCCGCTTACGCCATGTATTGCCATAAATCTTACCTAAGTCATCTTTACCTTTACGATAAGGACTAGCTAACCAAGTTTTATTTTCATTAGCATCACTATTCCAAATATTGCACCCCAAGGCTCTAAAGTCTTCCGCATTATCATAACCACGAAGGAATCCAATGATTTCACCGATAGATTGTTTATAGAATAATTGCTTGGTAGTTAATGCAGGGAAGCCACTACGCAAATCTACTTTAATGGTAGCTGAGGGTATAAACATATCATTTTGATTGGTTCTATTTCCTCGCGTAACACCCTCTTGCAAAACTTCTTTGATAATATCTAAATATTGTCTCATTTAATCTCCTATGCCAACTCGTCTGTATAGGTAAAAACTCGTTTAACAACTTCATAGTCGTCTGATTTAAAACAGCTAGAATGACTAGGAGTAGCCATGTCAGCATTATACCAACCTGTATGTGTTACTCGCGCAAGTTCTGCACCCTCTTTTGTATCTGCATACCAAACTGGGTCGCCCTCGTAAGGTTTACCTAATGTGTGCTGTACTGACACACAAAAATCTCCATCTGCATTAGACTCAGTGTCATAAGTTGCAGGTAGTTTTGTTTCTTTGTGTCGTAAAAAATATTTTGTTTCAGTATTCATTATAATCTCCTTCAACTATCGTTAGTTTAATCCTCCAAACACTTCTCTACTGCGTCTCTAAATGCTTCTTTAATAGCTTTATCAACATCTGTGTTAGTCGAACGGGCATTGCTCACGCCTATATTGTAGGCTAGTAACATGAGTTGATTAACATGCCGCTCTGTGAATATTATTGTACCTACATCTTTCTCAGACAAGTCATCACTGCATAATTTAATGGCTAAGATATGTTGTGGGATATTTGTTGTTTCATTAACGCTTCTGATTTGTTCTTCCCATTTATTCTTAGCCCCTTCTTTTTGGCGTAAATACCAGTCCCAAGCTTCACTCATCACTCACCTCCATCAATTCTTGACTAATATTCTTTCTCTGAAAATCAGTCTCACACCATCGGTAAACTTTATCATAATCATCAAGTTTCATTCGATTGATTATGTCGCTTGAATACCTAAGATGGTCTGCTACCTCAATAGTAATCCTCTTAATCATGTAATACTCTGCATAAGCATCTGGAGAGCTATAATCTGGACGACTGCATCTAGGGCATACAGTTTTTATAATTAGTTTACTCATCCATCCACATCCATAACAGCCGCAGCAACAGCTTAGCTGCTTTGATATTAACTTCTAGCTTATTCATGCTACCCCAACCTTAGAAACATTCTCTGGGTAAAACCCCATAGTGATGGTCTCATAACCCCATCTAAGTAAGTTATTAGCGCAGGCATCACTGACATCCCTAAGTTCACAGATTACCCCCTCGCGACCACGGGCTAACCATTCAGAGGGTGTCCCTTCTACTGCCGTTACCTTATCCCCATAATGAAGTGCCACACCTTTTGAATCTTTAATACCCTTTCTTTTCATAGTTGAACCTCCGTGTCATCTCTATATGGGGAAGACTACACCTCTTATAATCACTTGTCAATAGTCAATCTTTCCTTCATTAACCAAAGCCCTTTTATAATGCCGATGCTTCTTCATAGTCTCAGCCCATGTATCCTTATTATAATACTGCTTAGAACCCCCAGCCTCGACCCTACGCTGATAATTCCTAGCCGCAGACTCTGGATTATGAATAAACCCTATCAATCGCCTAGACACATCATACATCGCCGCCAACTTCCGCTGAGACACCTTCCCTTTAAGGGCAACAATCT